ATTGGTTCGCCCCGACAGTTGGCTGTGGATGGCAACAGGTACACCGGCTTCACAATCCCCGCTAGACGCATATGGCTTAGCCAAAATGATGAACCCCGCCGCTGCCCCACGCTCGTTTGGTATGTACCGCGATATGGTAATGGCAAAAGTCACCGCCTTTAAATGGGTGCCTAAACTGACAGCGATCGACACGGTCAATCGGATACTGCAACCTGCTATACGGTTCACTAAAGATGATTGCCTAGACTTGCCAGATATTATTTACACCACCCGAGATGTACCACTGACCAAGCAACAAACAAAGCTGTATGAACAGCTACGCAAAAACATGGCCGCTGAGTCGGCGGGGGAAACCATCAGTGCTGTTAACGCGGCAGTGGGCTTGCAGAAATTACTACAGGTCAGTTGCGGAGCCGTGTATACCGACGATAGAGCCACAGTGGAGCTAGATATCACAGAGCGGTTCAAAGTGCTACTGGAAGTCATCGAGGATACCAATAATAAAGTACTGGTGTTTGTGCCCTATACCAACACGCTAGAGCTCCTGCAAGAAAAGCTGTTGGCCAAGAACCACACCGTTGCAACCATCTATGGCAAAGTATCTGCGACAAAACGCGCTGACATTATTAAACGCTTCCAAGAGCAAGACGAACCCAGAGTGCTTGTCATACAGCCCCAAGCCGCGTCACACGGTATCACACTTCACGCCGCAGATACGATTGTGTGGTGGGGTCCCATAATGTCCTACGAAACCTACGTGCAAGCAAACGCTCGAATTCACCGAGCAGGTCAAAAAAATAAATGCTTGGTCGTTAGGCTACAAGGCAGTCCCGTTGAGCGTAAGCGGTACAAGGCGCTCGATACTTGCGAAGATACAAACGAAAGTTTATTGGAGATGTTCAACGAGGTATTGACAATGTAAAGAAAAGCCTTTACAATATAAGTTCATTAGGGAGAGAGCCATGAACGCAACAGCAGACAAGCTAGTTAAAGCTTACATCAAAATGCGAGACTACCGGTCTCAATTGAAATCGCAGTACGAAGAGCAAGACGTTACCGTCAAAGAGCAGATGGAATTGGTAGAGAGCCAACTGCTAGAGCTATGCAAGAGCACAGGTGCCGATAGCCTGCGTACCAAATATGGTACGGTTTCCCGTACGGTTCAGACTCGATACTGGACCGGTGATTGGGAGCAGATGCACAAATTTATTATGGAGCAAAACGCACCTGACCTGCTAGAGCGGAGGATTTCGCAACGACAGATGCAGGAATACATTAAGGAAAACCCTGACGCAATGCCCGTAGGGTTGAATGTTGATAACCGATATGCAGTATCGGTAAGGAGGAGTAAGTCATGATGTTAGAACGCCCTATGAGCACCGCACAGGTCGCTAAGACCTTAGGTGTGAGCCGAGCCACGATTCTGAATTTGGCGAGGAAAGAAGAAGATCCGTTACCTAGTATGAAGGTTGGTGCGCACTATCGTTTCTTTTGGAGTGACGTTGCCAAGTTCTTTGCAATACCTGCGGATAAAGTAGTAGACTCAAACCCCCAACTCGACAATGTTAAGGAGAGTAACTATGAGTGACCTCACTCTATTTAAAAAAGACAAACTGCCAGCGTATCTGAAAAACATCGAGCGCGATGACGTTACGAAAAGCATGTTGGGCTCAAGTAGTATCCCGAAGATATCCATCAAAGGTAGCGTGTTTAGAAAGATTGTTGGTGGCGAGGAGGTCATGCGTAACGAAGAGCGCTCAATGAATATGATCATTCTCAACAGCGCCCCAACCGAGTACCGTACGTTTTATGCAGGTGTGTACAAGGAAGGCGAGAACACCGGACCCGCGTGCTGGTCATCAGATGGTGTATCACCAGATGAGTCAGTGGTAGAGCCCCAATCCAGCAAGTGCGCATCGTGCCCGCAAAACATCGCAGGGTCAGGGCAAGGTCAGAGCCGTGCCTGTCGTTTCAGTCGTTGGATGTCGGTGGCGCTTGAGAACGACCTTGAGGGCGATGTGTTGCAGTTGGTGCTACCGTCACAGTCGGTGTTTGGTAAGGGTGATAAAGGCAAGTTGCCACTACGCCAGTACGCTAAGTTTCTAGACGCGCACAACCTGCCGATCACAGCGGTGGTTACTGAAATGCGATTCGACACAGACTCAGCTACACCTAAGCTGACGTTCAAGCCTGTCAGACCTCTTGAGCACGAAGAGTATCAAATGTGCCGCGAGCGTGCACAGAGCCCCGAAGCGATGGAGGCAATCACAATGCGGTTCTCTACCAAGCCTAAGTCTGATGGCGCGGGGATCGAGGTAGATGATGACACCGCCGCTGTAGTGAAGGCCGCCGCTGGTATGCACGCAAAATCAGAAGTTAAGGCAGATGACGAGACAGATGAGGAGACCACACCACGCGTGCGGGGTAAAACGAAAGAGGCTGACGTTAAGTCCGTTCTCGATCAATGGGCAGATGACGACGAGTAAGTAATCGTTCACGGGGTAGCTACGGCTACCCCACAGCCCCCCAAAGGAGTTAAAAATGCGCGGTTACTCATATGAGTTTGTAAATAAGATACGCGCTCTAGCAAAACCGAAATCGGCCTCGGAAGCTGTGAAGTTAGGTTTGAAAGCAATAGAGCAAGGGTTGTCAGTAAGTTATATTGCGCGGTCAGTGGGGGTGTCCCGCATGGCTGTATATGATTGGTTTACGGGTAGGTACGAGCCCAGCACTGCACACAGGAGAAAGTTAGTCGCAGTGATTAATAACAAACAATCATAATAGAGATGCAATATGACACCCGTAGAATTTTTCCGATTGGTTACTCCCGCTGAGGGGGTATACTGCTTTGCCGGAATTGCAGGGGACACGATCGAGCATGTTTTTCTGGACTCGGTTGATGACCTAGCAGATATTGGAGACGCTGTAGTCGATGGTGTAAACCAGTATTTCACTCCTGCCACATTCAAAGAGCATGGCAAACGCACACAGGCTATGACGCAAAAACTAAAAGCGTTCTGGCTAGACATTGACGCGGGAAAGGGAGATGCCGATAAGTCATACGAAACACAGGAAGCCGCCACACAGGCGATTGATGAATTTATAGTTACCTCTGAAATGCCAGAGCCTTTGCGGGTAAATTCTGGTAACGGTATACACCTATACTGGCCCATTGACACTGAGCTAGACCCAGAGGTGTGGAAACCTATTGCAGTGCGGTTGCAGTCGCTCGCACAAAAGCATGGGTTGATTGTGGATACATCATGCACCGCCGACTCTGCACGACTGTTACGTTATCCGGGATCATCGAACTACAGAGATCCTAAGAACCCAAAACCCACATCGGTTATTGGTGGATGCACCGAAGCTATAGAGTTGTTGGCGTTTACTTCCAAGCTCGGGCTAGGTACTAAGAGCACGAGTAGTACGGACACCACTCTCGGTGAACTGCCGTTTGATATACCTGAGCACGTTAAGTATGCCGATGATGAGGTTACTAAGTCTATTGTCGGGGTAACTATATTTAAGAACATCATGGATCGTTCGGACTCCTGTGCTCAACTCAAGCACATAGTGGAGCATCGGGTGGCGTTGCCTGAACCTACATGGCGGGCAGGTTTGTCTATTGCTCAGATATGCGAGGACCGAGAGCACGCTATACGGGAAGTGTCTGAAGATCATCCGGGCTACACCTATGCGAACGCTGATAAGAAGGCCGCGCAGACGAAGGGTCCATATACTTGTCAGTCGTTTGAGAAGATAAATAGTGAACCCTGCCAGCAGTGCCCGCACCGAGGGCGCATTGCTACACCCGCGCAATTGGGTAGGTACGTAGCACCGGCGACCACTGAAGAAGACCGTACTGTAGATGTGCCAGTACCAGATGTACCCAAGCCTAAACCGCTTGATGACATAAGTGATGCTCCTGGCCCCGTGTATACTATACGGGCAGTGATCCCAGAATATCCGAGCCCTTACTTTCGCCCTAAAGGTGGAGTTGGGGTGCATAAAGTTGTGAAATCACCGGGTGAGCCCGACAAGTCTGAACAGATATGTGAGTACGATTTATATGTCACGCGCCGTATGAACGACCCCGATGTTGGTGAAGTTTTATGGTTCCGTGTGCATTTACCGCTAGACGGTATTAGGGAGTTTAGTGTCCCGCTGACTGATGCAGTGGCTCGTGATAAGTTGCGCGATGCGTTTGCTAAGCACGGCGTTATGGCTACAGATGGCAAGCAGGTAACTGAATATTTAATGTACGTTAAAAAATGGTTGAGGCACCTACAAATGACTAAACAAGCAGAGAAAGTAAGATCCCAAATGGGATGGACCAATGACGGCACATTCGTAGTCGGCACCAAGGAGCTGGTGGGAAACCAACCAGAGGGCAAAGATATTGTGTATGCACCCCCAGCGGCTAGGAACACTAACATCATACCGGCGCTAAGCGAGCGTGGGGATTTCCATAAGTGGAAGGAGGTTATTAATTTTTACGGCAATGAGG